GCGTCACCGTGTCTCCGGCCTCGGCGACCAACTCGCCACACCAAACGCCGGACTGCGACGACCGAACCACGACCCACTTCGCTGCCTTCTTCTTTGATGCTGCCATGCTGTCTCACTTTCTGGGCTGCTGCCCGGTTGAAACCCCCACCCCCCGGCTCTCGCCGGGGGTGGAGTACCGCCCCGCTTCACTTCTTCTTCGTGACCTTGACCGTCACCCCGACGTCCCTGCCCCAAAGTTCTCTCACTGCCCGAAGCGTTTCCACTGCGGCTTCCGCCCCCTTCCACTTCACGATTTCAGCCACATCGACGTTGATGTTGACGGTGATTGGGTTCCTCGTGTCCTGCTTGTCTACTGCCATGTCTCACCTTCTGCGGCCATGCCGCTGTTTGAAACCCCCGCGTCAGCCTGCGCCGACGCGAGGGGGAGGAGAGAGAGATCAGGGGTTGATGACCTTCCGGTCCCTGTGCCGCCGCTCGATGCGGTAATCGGCAGTCAGGTCGCGGAGGACGGCCGAGACAATCTCCGGACGACGCTGCCAAAGCACTTTGGCCGACTCCGTGTCGCCGTGGAACCCGACTCGACTGGCGATCACGCTGTCAATCGCAGAGTTCAGGGTGTTGAGCAGTTGGCGTTCGTGGTACGCGTTCATCGGTGTCTCCTTGAAAGCCCCGCCCGGGCGACGATGCCCGGACGGAGGAGGAACCGGCAACTCGCCGGGAAAGGTCACTTGACCGGGTTCAGCCACCCCTCAGCAATCCACGCCAACGACTTCATCTGATCGCGCATCACCTTCACCGCGTCGGCTGCGATCGGATCAGACACTTCCGGAGCAGCCACCGCATCCAACGCCTTGGCGTACTCCGCCACCCTCTGCCAGTCCGGCGCCGCCGCCGCCCGAGCAGCCTCCGCGGCCTTCTCCTGGGCGATCCGGGCAGTCTCCTTCTCCTCGGCCTCACGCTTCGCCCTCTCCGCGGCCTCCGCCGCCTCCCGGGCACGGCGCAGGTCGGCCGCCTCAGCCTCCGCCTTGGCCCGGGCAGCACGCGCCTCAGCCACCTCGCGCTCCATCCGCTCGCGCTCGGCGGCGTACTTCGCCCGATTCTCCTCCTCCGCCTTGGCCGCCTCAGCCGCCATCCGGGCAGCCTCAGCACGGGCCGCCGCGGCCTCCTCCGCCTTGCGGCGCAGGTCGTTGAGCAACTCGGAAAACTGCTCGGGCGACAGATCCGCCAGCCGGTAGTGGGCCGGGTTGCCGTCCACGGCGCTGATCGCCGCCGCCCGCTGCCGAATCATCTCCTCGCGCTTGGCGTCCTCCTCGCGCTTGGCAAAGTCCTCGGCGTGCTGGAGCCGGTCCTCCTCGGGGGTGATCTTGTTGACGATCAGGGCGGCGACGCCGTCGATCAGGCGGCCGGTGCGAAGGCTCTCCTCCTTGCAGGCCTTCCGGGCGTTCTCGACGGTGGTGCGGATCTTCTTGAGCGTGAGCCGGGCCTCGCGGGCGGCCTGCATGGCGCCGACCTGGCTGGAGTGGGTGACTTCGATGCCGCGCGACTGGGGCAGGACCTGGGCGGCATGGATGAACAGCGGCGCGAAGGTCTCGACGATGGGCAGCACGCGGTACGCCTCAAGTTTGTGGCTGTCCAGCAGGGCACTCATCTCGGCGGGAATGGGCACGGTCGGGGGCGTGGGGGCAAGGGTGGACACGATCAGGCTCCTGGGGTTGTGGCGGGAATCCGCCGGGTTACTTGGGGTTGAGGGTGGACTCAGCGGCGGCCGAGGCTCTCGCCTTGGCTCTGGCCGCCTGGCTGGACAACGCGATGGCGACCGTCTCGGACCAGGTGGGAAGCCCGGAGACCTCCTCGGCCATGGCATGGAACTGGGCGGGGGTCAGATCGACGCGGCCGAAGGTGACGACGGACAGACCCTCCGGATAGGACCAGACCTCCAGAACACCGGCAGGGCCCTTGACGCGAAACCCGTGCAGTCCGATTCCACGACCGGGCTCCACCTCGATGTTCCCTGGGAAGTCGTCCGGTCGGGTGGGCTTGATGCTCACGAACGCCTTGTTCCCGTTGCCCTCTGGCCAGTCGTCCTCCCACTGGGCGGGGGTCTGGTCCTTGGCATCGCCGCGCAGGACATCGATGCCTTCAAAGCCGTCGATGTGCAGCCGGGCCTGATTGGCGCCCTTGTGCCGCTTGCCGAGGGTGACGCTGCCGATGGGCACGCCATTCCGCGAGAACATGAGGGGTTGCTTGCTTCGGACGGTGAGGGTCAACATAAACCGGGGCGGCACCTCTCAGCGGCGCCCCGACTGGTGGATGTGTTTCTTCACGCCGCGGGGGCGGGCTTGGCCGGGGTGGCGATGACCTGCACCAACTTCTCTCGCCACTTGGGCGGGGCCTCTTCCAGCGTCTTCCACCCCTTGCGGTCCAGGTGGCCCTGCACCACCTTGGGCAGATCGCTCGGGATCACTCCGCCGGCAGCAGCAGCCGCCTCGAGCCGCTCCCAGAACGCGAGCTCGTCGAACGGCTGGGCGTCCTGCCCCCCGCCCCCCCCGGCGTCGGCAGCCGGGGGGGCATCAGAAGGGGCCTCGGGAGCGGGCGTAGGTGCCGACGGAGCCGCCGCACCAGGAGAGAGAGATTCAGGGGACGCCACCTCGGCGGGCACCTCGGCGGCGACGTTGGCGACGGGCTTGGGCTTGAAGATGTCCGACGCGCGGGGACGGGACGGCGGGCGGGCGACGTCCATGACCGGCGACACCCGATCCGCTTGGCCCATCTCCTCGTCTGTGTAGAGGCCGCTGAGGTCCTGGGGGAACGCGGCACGCAGAGCCTGCGACTCGGCGCACTTGGCGAGCATGTGCTCGGGCATCTTCGCCCACATCGCCATGGGCTTGCCGTCCCTCTTGATCTGGGCGAAGGACTGGTAGCGAGCCACGCCCCAGACGGGCTCGGCAAACCCTTCAACCAGGATGCCGACACGGGCCGCGGCCGGGGGCAACGGGTCCAGCCACACATCCACCCACACGCCGTCCCGGCCGCACCACTGCGGGCCGACGCGGCCCCGGTACCGGCCGCTCCGCTGGGCGATGACCCGGAATCCGTCGATGCCGACCTGGATCGCCATCACCTCGCGGCCCGCTTTGTCATCCCACCGCTTGACGGCGTGCACCTGTCTGGCGAACGGGTCCAGCCCGGCACGCCCGACGACCTGGAGGAACACCGCAAACTCGCTCTCGGTCGTGCCCTTGGCAAACACATCGCGGATAACCGCGAGGTCCTTGGACGTGTACCGGCCCGCCTGCGCGTCGAGCGCGTTGCCCTCCACCTTCACCAACTCAGATTGGCTGCTCATCTTCAACTCCTTCCATGGCGGCCGAGTCGGCCACCGAGTTCACTTCATCGCTCGCCCGAGCCAGCGCCCAGGTCGGGATGCCGTTCTGTTCGATCTTCGTTGCGTACCCCGGCCACACGCCCGTGCGGAGGCACTCGGCGTGCTGGCGGAGCAACTTCCGCATCACCGCCCGCCCGTGCTCGAGCGTGCAGTCATCCACCTCGTACACGGTGCAGACGAACGGCGCCGTGTTCTCCACCGTCAGCCAGGTGAAGCCGGCGACGTCGCCACGGGTCTGGGCAATTCCCTCCAGGTACCACGCGGCCTGGAGCCCGTAGTGGTGCTGGAGGACAGCGCGGGCGAAGCCGTCGCGGCTGCCGTCCCGGCAAGACTTGAGATCCAGGACCATCGAGTCTTCGGGCAGGTAGCGATCCAGCCGACCCTTGCACTTGATGCCGGTCTCCTGGTCAACCCAGACGACGGTGGCCTCGTTGTGGGCCGGACGGGCCAGCGCAGCCGCCGCCTGCGGATTCGCCAGGACCGACTCGGCCATCGCGGAGACGGTCGCCAGCTTCTCCTCCTTGAGGACCACGCGGTCACGGTGCTCATCGAGGAACCGGGCCTTGGCTTCGAGCTCGGCGCGGGTGCGGCCGAAGTCCTGCATGACCACCACCTCCCGGGCGAACCGCCCGGGCTCGAAGATGGCCAGGTGCAGGGCCTGCCCGACCAGCATGGCCTCGCTGACCTCGCTGGGGTTGTCGATGTGGTGCCGCATGTGCGCCATCGACCGGAGCCCAACCTTGGCGGTTGAGAAGTTCCAGGCGTCGATCAGGCCGTAGCGGGACTGGGGGACGTCGGGGTAGTAGCCCGGCGCCATGTGAGTGCGATCAGCGATCATCCATCACCTCCTGGAGCATCGGGGCGACACAGCAGAGCAGCAGCGTGAGACCAACGCAGGTCAACAGGGCAACGGCAACGACTTCGCCGGCGGTCACTCGTCACCCCCAAACTCGCCAGCGTCGAGCATCTCGCCCGAGCAGTGGCCGCAGTGGTCACAGGTGATCGAGACGATGACCATCCCGGCGCTGTCGTCGCCGGTGTCGGGCTCGGCAAGCTCGACGGCGGGCTGGCCGCACGCCGGGCACTCCTTGGCGTCCTCGCGGGACTTGAAAGGGAAGCGGCGCTTCACTGGCCACCCCCTTCGGCCTTGGCGATGGCGGCGGCGATCTGTTCGGCAATCTCGCTCGCCGCGCGACCGTCCGCCCGTGGGTGCGTTGACCACCCGCTGGAAAAGTGCGCGATGAACGGCAGAGCCTCCTTCAACGCTGCCAGCATTTCATGGGCGGCGGCAATCAGGTCGGCGTCAGCCTGCGTCAGCGTGCTCGCTACGCAGTCATCCGCCGCATCCATCACGCAATGCGTGTACGTGTGGTTGGGCGTCTGCCCAGGCTGCCACACCGCACGCCAAGGTCGAGGCGAGGGTTCTCGTTTGCTCACTGGGCACCCCCGGCCAGGTCGGCGGCGAGGCGGGCGGTACCGGGCTCGGCGGGGTTGACGTTGAGCGCGAGGGCGGCCTCGCGGGCGACCTTCAGCGCGGCACGCTGGCGGTTGGCCGCCAGCTCGCCCACCGTGTGATCGACGCCGTAGCCGACGGCCCAGCTCGTCACCAGGTCCGACCACTCTTCGGGCTTGATCGGGGAGCCGAGGTCGGTCTCGACACGGATGACAAACAGCACGAACTCATCCAGCCGCAGCCAGGCCCGCTCGGCCTGGGCGATGCGGCCGATGCTGCCACCGCACCACACGCTGGGGTTCTCGGTGATGGTGGCCGCGGCCTGCCGGACCAGCGAGGTCAGGACGGACCGCACGCCGTGCCGCCGCTGAGCGATCGCCGCATCAATCTCAGCCAGCAGACGGGGGAGGGGGAGGGGACGAGGGGTTACGGCATCCATTGCCGGGCTCCATGAGCCTCGAAGCCAACCCCATCAGCCGGTTCGCCGTCGCCAGCAACACTCTGGCGCACTCCATCAGCGTCTCGGCTCCTGCACCTTCCGAAGCCCAAACAGGTTCGACTCCTGTCGGTGGCTTTGAGAATGTGCAGGGGGTGGCCTGTTCGGGCTCCGATGGAGTATCGGCTGTCCCTGCGCCCTGGTCAACTTTCCACATCGAATTTTCTGTCGGCAGGACCCGGACGGGTTTTTGCTCCTGTCGGTCCAGCCCCGCCACCGCCGCCCGGACCTCCTCAGTCTGGAGTTCCGAGTAGAGCTGCATCGTGATCCGGATGTCCTTGTGCCGCAGCATGGACTGGGCCACCTTCGGCGTCACGGTCTTGGCCATCCGGCTGCCCAAACCCCGGCGGAAGGAATGCCAGCCGGCGGGCCGCCCCTTCTCGTCGCGCTTGGGAATCCCCGCCGCCGCCATGTCGCTGTGCAGCGTGCCCAGGTACACCGTCTCGGCAAACACCGGGTCCGTCGGGGCGTCGGCCGCGCGAATCTTCCGCCACCGTCGCAGGGCATCGGCCGCCGAGGGCAGCAGCGGGACCACGCCCTCATCCCGGTTCTTGCTGACTTCGCTGTCGAAGGTGATGCACGGCTCGGGCTCGGACAGATCGACGTCCCGCCACTTGATGCCCGTCGGTCCGCACATCTCGCGCCAGCGGCCTCCCACCAGCCCCAGGACGGCGTAGAAGTGCGACCGGTACTTCGGCCCCCCGTACGACGCCCGGCAGCGGGGACGCACCCGGCGCTCGTCCTCCTCGGCCACGCGGATCAGGGCAGCGACGTCGGCCTCGGTGAACGGCCGCATGGTCCGGTCCTTCCGCCGGGTGGGGATCGGGCCCAGGTCGATCCCGTCGACGATCAGGCTGGGGATCAGCTTGGCCTCCTGGTGCGCCCACCGGCAGAACGCCAGCAGCGCCGCCAGGTCGTTGTGCCGCAGTTTGGTGGCCGGCATGGCCGCCACTGCCTCAACGACGCGATCGCGCCGCAGGGTGCGAACGTCGGCACACCCGGCCCGCTTGCACATCCGCAGCACCGCACGGCTGTACTCCTTGACCGTGCGAGGCTTGGAGCGAATCGAAAACCACCGCGCGAACGTCGCCACCTGCTCATCGAGCGATTCCATGGTGACTCCCTGAGGGTCTCTCTCTGTATATTCAGAGCATACCACAGCAGGGACCGTTGCCCAGAAAGGCGGAAACCAGCAGAATGACCCAACCACCTGACACCGTGCCACCATGAACAAGGCATAGCCCTCCCCCTATGAGGGAGGATTCCCCGCCATCCGCTTAGGGGTGTTCCCCCGTTTAGGTTGGGCAAGGTGGGCAGACTGGGAAACTGTCAGGGCTTCGATTGGGCCTGAGCCTTGAGCCGGACCACCTCAGCCCGGAGATCGGAAAGCTCGCGGGCCTGCTCCTGGTTGATGCGGATTTGATCGGCGAGCATGACCTGCACGGCTCCGGGGTTCAACGCGTTGAGCTGCGCCGACATCTCGCCGATCTTCTCGACGACGGCGTCGAGCTTGGTGCGCTGGGTGATCACGCTCTGGGCTCCGATGGCCAACAGCGAGATGGCCGTCGCCGCCGCGAGCCAGAAGAACCGCTGATATCCATTCTCGCCGCTGGTGTCGCTCATGCGCGAGAATCCGCCGGCAGCCCGACGCGCGTCAAGGGGTCCCCAGCCGTTCCCGTGCCTCCCGGATAGCGCGGTTGACGTTCTGCGTCCACTCACGGCGCTCGGTCACCACCCGATCCCGCTCCGCAGCGGGCATGCTCCGCAGGACCTGGGTCCGCTCCGTCTCGGTCAGCGTGCCCATCGGCCCACGGCGGATCAGCGCCGTCCGGGCCTTGTCGATGGCCTTGGCCCGGTCCGGCTCCTGACGCATGATCAGCCGGAGAATCCGGCCGGCCTCCGCCGGATCACCAGCCTTGAGCCGCTCGGTCGCAGCGCCATAGGTGACCTTCGCATCGGCCTGGCCGGTGGCGCCACGCACCGCCCGCTTGTACAGGTTGTAGATCGGGACCAGCGGCACGCCAGCCAGCGGCAAACCGGTGGTCAGCGTCCGCTCGAGGGCCTTGGCCCGCTGCTCGGCCAACCGCTCCCGGTCGGCATCGCTCATGCCCTCGACGTCCTTGCTGATCGCCTTCACCCACTCCATCCCGTACCGGAGGGTGTCGGCCATGCTCCGGCCAATCGGGGTCAGGGCCATGTCCGCCGAGCGTGACGGCCGGTCGGTCATCGCCGCCACCAAGGCTTCGCCGAGCTCGTAGACCTGGGAACCGAAGTAGACCGACCCGGCGTTCAACGCCGCGTGCTCGGTCAGCATGAACCGGGCAAACTGCTCCACCCAGCCCCGCCCCTGCGACTCGGTCAAATAGCGCTCATCTTCGTTGCCCGCCAGGCCGGCGGCAATCAGCCGCACACCGTTCCGGAAGAAGAAGCGGATGACGTTCGAGACCACGGTGTTCAGCTGGGTGGCCGCCACCGCCCGCCAGAACTCCCGGCTCTTGACGCCATGCCGGAAGTACGCGCTGCGCAGCATGTTGGTCTGGGCGATCGCGTCGGAGGTGAACTGCACAAACGCCGCCTTCCACGTGCCGCGCCACGCCGCTTGCAGCGTGGGCATGCCGATGGTGGTGTGGGGCTGCTGGGTCCGGCGGATCAGGGCCTCGGTCTCGCGGGCAACCCACTCGGTCTTCCGCTTGGCGCTCCACTCCGGGTGCTTCGCGTTGACCTCGGCTTCTTTGGCCGCCCAGGTGAACACGCTGGGGCGACTGTCGCCAAACGAATACAGCGGGACGCGGTCGATCGCCGTGCCCGCGTCGCGGAACCACTGCATCAGTCCGGTTGGGTTCTTGGCCAGTTTCACCAGGCTCAACCGCTTCCGCAAATCCCCGGCCATCAACGGGCCGAGGACTTCGCTGGTCTCGCCCAGCGTCTGAGCCGTCATCACCGCCGCGTTCTTGGTGTGCTTGTCAGCCAGGAACGGCGACGCCTCCACCATCCGCTTGAAGACGGCCGGGTCGGCCATGCCCTTGGAGCCGGCGGCGTAGTACGCCGGGTCGATGTACGGCAGCACGCGCGAGGCGCCGCCGATGTTCTGCAAGATGCTGTTCGGGTTGAACGACAAGAAGCCGCGGTAGAGGTTCCGCACGCCGCCGAGGACCACCCGGTCAAACGTGCTCGACTCCCGGTTGCTGGACGCCAGGATGACCGCCGACTCCTCGGCCTTGCGGGCAAGGTTGCGGTAGAAGCCCGTGCCCAGCCGCTGCCGAACCGCCGTCTGCACCGCCGAGTCACGCAGCACCGCGTGCAGCGACCGCACCGGGCGATTGAGATGCGTGCGGGCGGCAGCGTCACGCACCATCTTGGCGTGCGTCTGGAAGACGTCGCCGATCAGGTACGGAGCCTTGCCCGGGTTCTCCACCCGCTCCTTCCACATGCTGGTGGACGCCAGCGACCGCGGGCCGCTCTCGTTCCAGTTGCCCACTAGGGCCTTGGGGTCCTGCTGCTCCCGCCGCCGGCGGGTGTGCCAGTAGCCCTTCCACTGGGGCATATCAAAGCCGAAATGCTCGCGGTAGCTGGCCCGCTCGCCGGGGGTGACGTTCTTCAGGAAGTCCGCCTTGAGCCCATCCACCACCCGCTTGAGTTTCGGGTCGATCACCTTCTCCAGGTACACCAGGTCTGCACGCTTGAGCTTCACGCCCTCACTCTGCCCCAGGGTGTACTCGGTCCGCGCCAGCTTCACCGGCGTCCCGCCCAGGATCTTCTTGCGGGCGTCGGAGTCGGTCGCCACGGCGTAGAGCTCGGCCACCTCCGCCGGGGTGGCGTCCTTGATCACGGCGCCGCTGGGGAAGTTCAGCGTCACCAGCTTCGCCCGCTGGCCCTCAGCCGCCGCCGACAACTCCCGGAGCTCGGTGCTCCCCCACTTCCAGCCCTCGGCCTCGATGATCTTCCGGCGGGCTTCTTCGCCCCGGTTCTCGTCGGCCATCATCCGCGTCTCGCCCTCGACGATCGCCCGGTTGAGCATGTCGCCGAACCGGCCGTCGCCCAGGATGGCCGCCATGGTGTCGCGGTTGTCCCCGAGCCAGAAGAACTTCGACAGCGCCGAGGCGTCCGGGTCGCCCTTGACACGCCGGGTGTCCTTGATGAACTGGTGCTTCTTGGCCATGTTCGCCAGGAGCTCGTCCACCACCTCCGTCCGGCTGACCATCTTGCCCTCGGCCAGCACCTGGGCGAAGTGCCGCTGGCTGGCCCGGAGCTCGTGCACCCGCTGGGTGATCCCGACAATCTCCGTCCGAGCCTCGTTGAGCAGAGCCACCGCCCGGCCCTTGATGTCGGCCACCTTGTTCGCACGGATCGGGCTGGCCGGCAGCTTCATCACTCCGGCGAGCTCGGCGTCCAGCTTGGCCGAGCCCTCGGCCAGATCCGCCAGCGCCCGCTCAAAGGCCTTCCGCTCGGTGCGGACGCCCTCGCGCAGGTCCTGAGTCATCTTCTTCGGGTTGGCCTTCTTGAACGCCGCCTCGGCCTCCTTGATCGCCCGCTGCTGGCGGTACTTCGCCAGGTCCGCCAGCACCCGGCCCATCAGGGCATCGGCATCGCCCTCCTTGCGGGCGTTGGCGATCGCCCGGAGGAACCGCTTGGCGAGCTCGGGCGGGGCGAACCGCTGGACCACCTTGGCCGCTCGGCGGGCGGCCCGGCGGGAGTCATCCTGCCCGGCCCGGTATCCGCTGGCCGAGGCCCGCTCCTCGCCCTTGAGGCGGATGGTCAGAGCCCGCTCTTGGAGCCGCTCCAGCCGCTCGCCGAACTCGTCCAGGGCCTGCTCGCGTGCCTGCTTGGCCGCCGCCCGAGCGGCCTTGGCCTCCCGGCGCAGGGCGGTTCGCATGGCCTCCCGCTGGCTGATGGTGGCCTGATCGCCCGCATCCGTCTGCCCGGTGATCCGGGCCAGTCGCTGCTTGAGCGTCTCGGCGGGGGGCTTCTGGGCGGCCTCCCGACCGGCCCGCTGCCCGGCTTGGAAACCTTGGGCCGAGGCCCGCTCCTGGTCGGCCAGCCGGTCACGGAGGGCCTTGGCCTGGGCCGCCTGGTCATCGGGCTGGGTGACGCCGGTGGTCCGCTGCACGCGGGCCTTGAGGCTCTCGCGGCCCTCCGGCCCGTCCGTCACGCCCAGCACCGGGCTGGGCTTGGGGGTGGCTCGGGCCTGGCTGGCGGCGATGGCGTCCTCGAGGTTGGCCCCGTTCTTCCCGGCCTCGCGCATGATCCGCATGGCCTCGCGGGTGGCCTGCGCCTGTTCCTCTGCCGACACCGCCCGGGCGTTCTCGCCGCGTTCGGACAGCACCGCCTGCACGGCCTTGGACACCGCCGCGTAGCCCTTGAGGCCCGCCTTGAGCGTGCGGACGGCGGCGAGCTGCGCCACCGTCACCAGGTCGGCGATCAGGGTGGTGGCACCGGACCGGCCGCGGCCCTTGCTCCGGGGAACCGGGGTCTTCAGCCGGTCGGTCAACTGACGATCGAGGGCGTCCAGGCGATCGAAGAGGGTGGGCTGGGCCGCCGGTTGCGTTCCGGTCGGGTTGACCGGCTCGGTGTTCGGTGGCATACTTGCAGCAGCAGAGCCCGTTGCGGGTGAGCGAACCTCACCCGTCCCGCCACTGGTGGGATTTCCGGCAGTTGGTAACCTCGTGCCGGAGGCAGCGGGCTGTGTGTTGCGCTCAGTCGTCAAGGAATCCTTGACAGTTGACTCCGCAGTTTGTGCAGTCTGTGGAGCCACCTCCGCAGGTTGCGCCGCAGGCTGCGCAGGTTGCGCTGCCACCGCCCCCACCGGCACCCGCACGATCGCCCCCGCCTGCTGGCCCGCACCCAGCACCTTCGGCGACACCGCGCGAAGCATCTCCGCACCGGGGAACGCCGCCTTCACCTCCGCCACCATCGACTTCGGGACCAGGGCCACCATCCGCCCGCCCGGCTTGACCATTTTGGCGGCGGCAACAAGATGGTCCATCGGCCGGTCGTCCCACGGGGGCGACACGATCACCGCGTCCGCCGGGTCCACCGTCAGCCCCAGCGCATCCCCCACCACCACCTGCCCCACCTCCGGCGTCACGGCTTGGGCCGCGTCCGGGTTGATCTCGATCCCCCGCCGAACCGTTCCCTTTTCCGCCTTGGCCACCGCACGGAGCAGAGCGCCACGCCCCACCGACGGGTCCAGCACCACCTCGCCGGGCTTGAGCTCCAGCGCCTTGGCCATCTGCCGAGCAACCCCGTCCGGGGTGTCCGGGTACTCGCGGAGCTCGACCTCGGGGCCGGATTGCTCCGACCCCGGGGTCGCCTCCTGGTCCTGGCTCAGCAGGCCTTCTTGCCGCCGCCCGCCTTGCTCCCGCCGCTGGCCTTCGCGCCCGCCGAGGACTTCGCCCCGCCCGACGCCTTCTTGCCCTGGCTGCTGTACTTGCTGTCCTTCATCGTTCGACTCCACTGGAAAACCGCCGGCGATCGGCGCCGGCTCCGGGGCCGGAATCTCCGGGCCCATGCTCGTTCCCCCCACACCCCCCACGTCCGGCACCAGCCCCGCGCTGACGTCCGGGTCCGGCTCATCCACCCGCGGGGCCGTCAGCGTCGGCTCTGACCGCACCGGGCCATACCGCATCCGCATCCGCCGGGCCGCCTCCGCCCGCTTGTACTCCATCCGGTACACGTCCTGGAGCACCGGGTTCAGGCCCTCCAGGTCATCCATCGGGACGCCGCGGTCGGCACGGTCCCGGGCCAGCCGCTTGGTCTCCGCCACCACCGCGCGGGCGATGGCGTCCGGCTCGCCGTTCTCTGCCGCCGCCGCCTCCGGGTTGGCAGCCGCCTCCGGGCTCACCTCGTCCACCGGCTGCACCACGGCCTCCCCTTGCCCCTTGCGGCCCCGCTGGCGCGTCTGGGCCTGCGGTGACGCCTGAGTCTGCGGCTGAGCCTCCGGCGAGCCAGGAAGCCCGGCAGCCCCCCCCACCGCCCCAGCAGGCCCGGCAGGCCCGGCCGCTCCCGCAGGCTGCCCCGTCACCCGCCGCCCGCCCAACCGGCCCAGCGCCATGCCGCCGAGCTCCGCCGGCGCGGTTGCAAACTCACCGGCGAACTCCTGGATCAACGCTTGCGGCGTGACTTCCTCCCCGATCGCCGCCGAGGCCGCCGCCTCACCACCCGCGCCCGCCAGGCCCTGCGCGGTCGCATCCGCGCCCCAGCCGACCACCGGGCCAGCGATGACGCCGACCTTGCCCGGGGCCGCCCGGCTCACCAGCCCACCCACCGGCTTGGCGAGCCGACCGGCAAACCCCGCCGAGGCTGCATCCACGCCGCCGGTCACCAGGCCATACGTCGCTGCATCCGCCAGCGCCTTGTTCCACGCCGGGGTGTTCCGCGCTGCGCGAATCGCCGCCCCGCTGGTGACGTCGACGCCCTGCTCGGCGAGCGACTCGAGGAACTTCAGCGAGCCCGACTGGAGGGCTGAGGCCGTGCCCATCGCCGAGGCCGCGCCGATGCCCGCACCGATGGCCGCACCCGCCACGTTGCCGATGCCGGGGACCGCCGAGCCGGCAGCGCCACCGATGCCCGCACCGGCAGCACCGGCTGCCGGGGCCGCGATCATGCCCGGCAGAATTCCGACCAACGACCGAACACCCTGCCCGACACCCACTGACGGGTTGCGAACAAACGAGGCCGCCGACTCGAAAAAGCCCTCCCGGGTCTGGAATTCGAGCTCTTCCGGCGACAGAGGGCGGGTAGATTTCCGCTTCTGGTTGGCGGCGATGCCCTCGGAAATGGAGCCGAGACCTGGCAGATCGTCGAGCCCAGACACGAGGGCCGGGACCATGGTCGAGAGTTCAATGTCCTCCCACCCTTCCGTCGCGCCCCGCGTGACCACCTCGCCCCAGGAGCGTGGCTTGACGTCTACGCCAGTTGGCCGCGACGCAATCGCACGAAGCGCCATCGATCGGCCGGTCTCTCGCGTTGCCAGCGCCTTGAGAGCCGCCGCCCGCTGGTTGGGATCGACGGCCGCAGCACGATTAGTCTTCGGCGCGGGCTGGGCCATGGTGCTCACTGGTGTTTCCATGTTCGTGTTCCTGCTCGTGCAGGGGATGGCGATTCAGAGCGACTCCAGCGCCGCACATCGAGCGTGGTACTCGGGTTGGGCCGGACGCGAGCCTTTGATGTCAGACGAGCTTCGCGCGTCAAACCAAGCATGGAGATGGCTCATCGCCAAAGAACCTGGGGACACGCCAGAGCAAACGCAGGAGCGGATCAAGGCGAACGAGGTCCGCCAACAGCGAGCCGAGTGGGATGAGTTCCATGCCCGCTCGCGGATTCCCGGCCGTGTCCTCGGGGCGTGGGCTGTGGTCTGCATCGGGGTCGGCTCCGGGCTCGTGGCGGGCTTCTGGCCCCGCCGCTGACCCCCGGGGGTATTCAGCTACGTCGATGCGCGGCAAATGCCCAGGCTGCACAACCTACCCTGCCCCATGGGCCATGCCGCGACGCACACACTGATCGACGACGAAGGCAATCCCCGCGCCATCACGCCGACCCGCCGGGCCGTGTGGGCACAGCGCGGGGAACGCTGGTGGCCGTTCGCCGCTGGCATCCTCGCCGCGTCCATGATGCTCGGGGCTGGGCCTTCTGACGAGGTGGTGTACGACGCGCTCCGGGCGATCCTCGGCAGTCTGGTGACCGTCTCCGCGTCGGCCGTCCTGTTCATCGGGTTCATGCTGACGGCGACGGTGTCGGCTCAACGAACCGAGCCCATGCGATGGCTCCGTCGCACGAACACCTACCGGGTGTTCATCTCCTATCACGCCCAGGCAATCCTCTGGATGGCCGCCACGCTCGTCGTGTCCATCGGCCTCCTGGCCGCCCAAGGCGTCTACCCGTCCTTCGAGGCCTGGAGCAAGCCCATCGCCGCCATCGCGGTCTTCACTTCGGTGATCGCCGGGTGTGCCACCATCCGGCTCACTGCACTCATCATCCACATCCTGCGGTGCACGCCCGACCCTGACCGAGAAGCACCGTGACCCCCCCAATCTGGTGCAAAACCTGACCAGAAATCAACCGGAAAACCCGGCCAGAATCCGAAAGAGTGACAACCCTTTGTCAGTTTTCACGTATACTGACACCGGAAGAGAGAGCGGTCGCCCGATCAGATGGATCTGGTTGGCGTGATCGGAACCCCGGCATGGAGCCAGCCATGGGTTACAGCGAGGTCAAATCATCGGATCTGTTCGGGGAACTGGACCCGCTTGTCGGCAAGCACGTCCCGTCGACGCTGTGGCTTCGCGGTCATCAGTCCCTGCTGACTGACACCGGCATGGTGTCGATCGTCGGATCGCGGGAGTGCTCTGAGGATGGTGTCCGGCGGGCCAAGAAGCTCGCCCGCATCCTGGCCGAGCACGGCATCACCGTCGTCAGCGGACTCGCCAAGGGGATCGACACCGCTGCCCACACCGGCGCCATCGAGGCCGGCGGAAGCACCATCGCAGTGATCGGCACGCCCATCGACCGCGCGTACCCGGCGGAGAACGCCGCCCTGCAAGAGCAGATCGCCATTGATCACCTGCTCGTGTCGCAGTTCGCTCCTGGCCGTCGAGTCCACCCCAGCAACTTCCCAGCCCGGAACCGGACCATGGCGTTCATCGCCCATGCCACGGTGATCATCGAGGCCAAGGACCAGAGCGGCACGCTTCACCAGGGATGGGAAGCCCTCCGGCTCAGCCGCCCGCTGTTCATCGCCGAGTCGGCTGCACAGCACCCAGACGCCCGGTGGGTCAGCGAGTTCGTCAAGTACGGGGCGGTCCTCCTGTCGGCTGACACCTTGGACCAACTTCTGGAAGTGGTGCCGTCGTCGTCGTCCTCGGAGCTGAGCGGTGCAGTGCCCTTCTGACGTCCCGTTCTTCGCCCTGCTCCAGTACTCGACGAAGCCCCAAACCCCAACAACTACGTTCTTCCGCCGCTGCGCCATCGCCGTGAAGGGCATGCACTCAATCAAGGGCGTGCCCGCAGTGCCGCAGGCTGTCAAACGACTCCAAACCCAAATCGCGAGCGGCAACAAGGCGATGTGTGAATGCTTCACGCCCGGGTGCGTGGTTGTCCCCATCCCCAGCAGCACAATTCTGACGGACAAGCAGGTGACTGCTCCGATGCTGTTGTGCAAGGAGATGGTCAAACAGGGTGTGGCGGCTGAGGTCGCCCCGCTCCTTCGGCGGACAAAGACCATCCCGAAGGCACACCTCAGCAAGAGCGGCGACCGCACAACGTTTGACACCAAAGTCGATTCGCTGGCCGTCGACCATCAGCCGGTGTTGAGTGGGAAGGGGGACACGTTTGTCCTGGTTGACGACGTCATCACCACCGGCTGCACGATGCTGGCCGCCCTCGCCGTGCTGCAAAACACGTATCCCCAGGCTCAGATTCGCTGCTTCGCGATGCTCCGAGCAGTCAGTTATCAAGAACAGGTGACCACGATGATCTTCCCCGTGAAGGGCTTGCTCACCTACCCGCCACACTGGCGGGAACCCTGACCCGCCACCGTCCTCACCACCAGATGTTCGGCCGGCAGTACGGCCCCTGGTACGGGTGCCACGGCTCAAGCGGCGGCCTCCACGGCTGGGGCAGCGGAGGGATCGGCGGCGTCTGTGGCTGGGTCATCAGATGGGTCATCAGCTTGGCCTTGAGGAACGCCAACTCGAGCTCCATCCGCTCGATGCGGTCGGCGAGCTCCCTCACCGTGTCCGGCTTGGGTGAGCTCGCGGGGGTCTTCGGCTTCGGGTTCTTCATGCTGGTCTCCTCACCCCCCCATCGCCTCACGGAGTGCCCGCTCATCGGGCGACAGCTTCGCCTGGCTGCTGGCCCGGGCCTCGGCCTCGCGTGACGACTGCTTCATCCGGGCATCCTCCGCCGCCTTCGCCTTCGCCGCGTCCTCGGTGGACTTCTTCGCCCCCATGATCTTCTGGTACTGGCGGATCAACTCGGCGGAAATCTCCTCCGGCGTCGCCTTGCTCAGATCGCCGCCATACTCCGCCTTCAATCGCAAACGCATGGCTTGGGCGGCACCAGACTCCTCAAACTGCTTGCCCGTCACCTCCCCAAAGCCGGGCACTTGCTCAACGAGAGCGTCTGCCATCTGGCTCTGTTGAGCAGCACTGTCTGTCTTCACCCACGACGGCCGGGCCGGGGCCGGCGAACCGCCACCGCCCAGCCGGGCGCGGGCCTCGTCGCGGGTGGCCTCGAACCGCGCCGCCGCCGTCTCCAGTTCCGCCAGGGCCTTGTCCCGCTCGGAATCCAGAGCGTTCTCATCGAGCTTGTCAACCTTCCGCTGGGCGGACTTGAACAACGCCAACGCCACCACCACGCGCGGATCATCGTCGGCCGCCGCCTCCGCCGCCTTCCGCTGGGCCAACTCCTGGGCCGGGGTCAGCTCGCCGAACATCGCCCCCATCTGTGACGGGCTCGGCCCCTGCATGACATCCATCAACTGCCCAGGGCTCAGATTCGCCTCGGCCATCAGCTGCCCGAGCATCGCCTTGCGCTGATCAATCTGCTGCTGGAACTGATCGTCGATCCCCATCTGCGACGTCGCTCGGTGGCCGAACTTCGCCAGTGCCTTCACACGGAACGCCTCCCACTTGGCGATGTCATCTTGCAGCGACTGGATCGCCGCCTGCCGCTGCTTGAGCTCGTTGCCCCGCACGCGGACCCGGTCCCGCTCGGCGATCCGCCGCTGCAAGGCCGCCCGCGCCGCAGGCCCGCTCATCCCCAGGAACTCCGTCCCGTCGTCCACCTCCGACGTGCTCAGCCCCAGCCCCATGAACTCCCGCTGCACGGCCATCCGCTCGGCCATGTCCTCATCTTGCTGCCGCTTCCGCTCCGCCTCGCTCAGCTGATCCAGCCGCGTCGTGCGGTCCTGCTGGAACTTGGCCTGCTGGGTCCGGCGGAAATCGTCCATGACGCCGGCCCCGAACGAGGCGGGAACCCGCGACAGATCCAGCCCAAGCCCCGCCTCCCGGCCCATTTGCCCCATCAGGCCCCGGGCCTCCTGCTCATCGGCCAGGGCCCGCTGGCGATCCTCCTCGGCAAGGGCATCCATCAGGGTCAGCCGCTGCCGCTGGAACTGGTCGCGCTGGGCCTGCTGCTGCAAGCCCTGGGCCTGGAGCCCGAGCCCGAGACCACGGGCGATCGGACTGGACAGATCAATGCTGAACTGGCTCATGGGGGGCTCCTTCAGTCTTCGTCTTCGTCGGCGTCGGGCCGCTCACGGTGGCGGACCTCCGCCCGCATCAATTCGGTGCTGGCGTACCAGTTGCCGTGCGAGGCACGGCGGGCGCAGGTGTTCCCGTGCTCGTCCATGTACGTCACCAGCAGCATGATCGAGTCGAACCCCTCTTCGCGGAGGATCACCATCGCGCGGCCGACGGCCATCTCCTTCCGCAGCCGCTCTCGGGTGTCCGCGTCGTTCATGGCTCAGCCGTTCCGGCGGGCGTACGGCAGGCTCTGGCCCATCCCGCCCATGCCGCCGCCCCCGCCTCCGCCGGCGTTCTGGCCGTTCTGCATCAGCGAGAACGCCCCGAGGGTGCTCAGGCCGCCCGCGAGGCTGCCCATCGCCGCACCGGCCGGAGACGCCCCGCCGCCGAACTGCACCTGCTGGGGCATGAACGCCGCGCCGCCCATCATCGCCGATCGGCTGTTCACCGGCATCATCCTGGCGTTGAACGCCAGTTGGTTGCTCGCCCGCCGGTTGGTCTCCATGCCCGCCAGACGGCCGCCCATCAGCCCCATGCGGCTGTTGCGGGCCGCCTGCCACCGGGCCGCCCCCTCGCGCTGGATCTGGGCCATGGCGTCCATCAGCTGGTTGTTCGCCATCATGGCGTTCCCCGCGAGCTGGTTCCCCAGCAGGGAACCGCCCAGCCGCCCCATGCTCGCCATCGTCACCTGGTCCGCCTGGCGCCGGGCTCGATCGGTGTTGAACCGCGCCCGGGCCTGGGCCGCGGCCTCAAAGTCCCGCGCGAACCCCTCCTGCTCGGACGCCATCCGATCCAGCCGGTCAGTGTTCCGCTGCTCAAAAGCCCCGGCGGCGTCGTTGTCGCGGATCAGCTGCTCGCCCAGTCGGCTCATCGCCTGCTGGGTGGGCTCGTACCGCCCGAAGAACCGGGCCTGTGCGGCGGCGTTGCCCCGGTTGGAGAAGTCGCGGCCGTCGGCCCCGAACTCCATCCACAACTGGCGGTTGCGGGCTTGCCCGATTTCGTTCTGGGCGAACTGCCGGGATTTGCGGGCCTCCCGGTTGGAGCCCTGCGCCCCAAGGAATGAGCCGATGCCGCCCATGGCCATGCCGCCGCCAAGAAGACCGATGCTGAGTGGGTCCATGCCCGTGGGGTATGGGATCACCCCGACGCGCGGCAACTACTCCGACACCACCGGCGGTCCGCTGGGAGGCACCGGCGGGTCACCGGTCGCCGCCTGGTCGTCCGGGGCGTCCGCCCCCGTCGCCCAGTTGATCCCGCGCGGGCGCAGCAGCCCGATCACCCCGGTGTGGACCCACCCCTCCGCCCCGCTGGTCTTGTCCACGTCCGCCTGGATGACGCCCGTGGCGTCGGTGTGCGTCAGGCGAACATCCCCCAGGGTCGCCAGCTCCCGCCAGTTACCCGTTGGGTAACTCACCCCGACCCCCGCCGGCGGGCCGAACTGGGTGTCAGAGATGTACCACCACACCAGCCACCGCCCCGGCGACCGGCCGCGGGCGTCCCGGAACGAGGTCGGCGGGTACCGCCGATCCAGCCGATCGACCACCTCCATCGTCAGCCGCCGCGAGGTCACCAGCAGCGGGCCGAACCGGCTGCGGACCTGGGCGATGGGGTCGTCAGCGAACCCCGCCAACGTCTGAATCGTGCGGGAAATCTGCCCCGGATCGGTGCTCAACTTTGCCGTGATGACCCGTGCTGGCATATCGTTCTCCGCTTCTGGCTTCATGCCAAGGCCGCGTCCGCCACCGCCAACACCGGTGGCGGTTGTCGTTTTGGGGGGCGGGGGCGAGGGGGGGGACCGGTCACGAGTTCATCCGGGCATCCACGCCGACCACGTCCAGCGTGAGGTTCTCGATCGACCACGGCGTCCCGCCATCACCCGGCCCGATCACCACCGCCATCGCCTGGCTGCGGACCGCCGCACAGTGCGGGTCGTTGCGGTACGGCCCCACCATCATCGTCATCAGCGGCTTGCGGTACGCGGGCTCAAGCACATCCTCCGCCGTCCGCGCCCCGAACACCCGGACCAGCGTCGGCCCGGACTTGCGCGAGAGCACCGGCCGCACGTTGCAGGCGACCAGGTCCCCGCCGCCGTCACCGCGCAGCACCGGCATGGTCACAAACGCCTGGATCGGCGAGCCGTCGTCGCTGGTGGCCGCGTCGTCGATCCGCCGGAGGTGTCCATCCGCACATCCGATCACCAGCTCGCCGCGCCAGATGGCCGCCGCCGTCGGCCGCATCTCGGTCGGGAAGGCCTGCGGGTGCAAACCCCCGGCCCCCTTCTCCCACCGGCCCTTGCGCTCGTCGTACGCGAAGATGGTCTCCGGCAGCACGATCCAGGTCAGATGCCGCCGGGGATCGCGGACCACGATCGCGGCGTCGGTGGTGACCTCAATCCCCTCCGAGACCGTGTCGCGGGTGATGTTCACCGCATCCGGCCCGTTCACCACCACCAGGCCCTGTTCGGTGTGGACCACCAGCAGGCCATCCTCCACGCTCACCATCGCTCCCGGTCCGCTGGCGCCAGCGTCCTCCAGAACGACCTCGTTGTCAATCTGCCCCAGCGCCGGGTCACCGATGACCAGGTGCAGCGAGCCGGAGCAGCCGACCAGGAGTGACGTGTTGGAAGCCTCCTGCAGCGCCACGATCGGCTGGCCGATCTTCAGCGGCCGCGTTCCGGTCAGCGTGAACGCCCGGCCCGCCAGGTCTGAGCCGGTGTCCAGGTCCAGGGCGTTGCCCGGCACGCTGAACAGCAGGTTCTGCGGGTCGGCCGGATCACCGCCGATCGCCAGCCGGGCGCCATGCGTGCCCAGCAGAGTGGCCGTCGTCGTCCCGGGGGACGTCTGCCCGGGCAGCGTGCCGGCCGTCGGGACATACGGGTCAACCGTGAAGGCGATCGGGTCCAGCACCCGCGCCCGGCCGCCGCCGAGCATGTAGACCCGCCCGTAGAACTCGCGGGCCGACACCCGGTCATCGGGACCGAACACCCCGGCCGCCACCGTGCGAACCGCTTGGGTGGAGTCGATCAGGTAGACGTTCCCGCCCGCCACCGCCACCAGCAGATCCTCCCGGTTCTGCCGCTGGCCCACCAAGGCGGACAGCCGCGCCCGGCGGACCACCACGCCGGAGGCGTCAGCACCGAACCCGGCCGCCCGCAGGGTCGGGAAGTTGCCCGCCCGGCTGGGCTTGAAGTTCGCCGTGTCCGCCGGCGGGGTGTACGTCGTGGTCAGCTTGTGCCGGATGGTCGGGGCCGCCTCGTCGTTGAGCCGGATCTCGATGAAGCCGCCGACCACGCGCACGTCCAGCGAGAACGAGACCGACGAGCTCACGCGGGGGGCGATGTTCACGTCGCAGGCCGCCCCGGAGGGGATTCCGTCCGCGTCGTTGGTCACCCAGGGTGACGTCCCGAGATCACTGTCCAGGATGACCGTGCCCTCAAACCGCCGCCGCAGTTGCAGGCGGCCGCTGGTGTTCACCACCGCCTCATACCCGCTCTGCCCATCCAGCGAGGCCCGCACCATGGCGAAGACCTCGCCGGTGACGTAACTCTCGCAGTCCAGCAGCACCGCCACCGCCTCGGGGGCATCGTCCGACAGCACCACCGACCGGCGGCTCTGGGTCAGCGTCCACACCTCGCCGGTCTGGGACCAGTTGTCCGGGGGCAGGATCAGCACCGCCGCCGAGCCCACGCCGCCGGCGGTGGCCGTGAACGGCTGGGCCAGCGTGCCCCAGGCGGTCAGTTCAAGAACCCGCCGGGCCGCCGACGCCGTGAACAGGCGACCGCCGCGAACCCATGCGAGCCCGGTGGTTGCCAGTCCGGCCATGAATCAGCCCTCCACGATGGTCAGCGTGCCCAGGACATCCATCTGCACCGAGCCCGACGTATCCGCCGGGGCGAACGCCAGCGACAGCCCAGCGGAGGCCGGGATGTTCGGCAGGCCCAGCGAGGCGAAGTCGAAGAGCTGGCCGGAAACACCCACCGGGACGGCGGCAATCTGGCGAACCAGCGACACCAGCACGTTGTTCCCCAGCGCCGTGCCCGACGAGTTGATCGACTGGACCGACCGGACGCCCCGGTCCCCGGCCGCCAGCCCAAACCGCCACATGGTGCGGTTCTGGGCTCCGGACGGGATCGTCAGGCCCGGGCCCACCCGGCCGGAAGTCCCCTCAGCGTTCGTGTACGTCGGGGTGAGCGTCACCGATCCGCCGGCAGCGGCCATCAGTTCGGCCCACAGTTCCACGCCGCGCCCGCCGGAGTAATTGCGCGGGTCGGGGCCGTTGGGCACGGCCAGCGTGCCGGACATGCCGCCGTTGGCCCCGTTGGAGATCGTCCGCCAGGAGGCGATGCGATCGAAGATCAGCAGCGTGCCGGGCCGAGCGGCCTGCACGTGGGCCTGGGCCAGGTACAGCAGGTTGCCCACGCCCGGATCGGTGAACGGGATCACCCCGCAGTTGGCCGACGCCGAGGTCACCAGCGTGGTCGCCAGGTTGGGGAAACCCGCGTCCACGCCCACGCCAGGGATGCCCTTCCAGAGGGCCCCGCCGGTGGAATCGAGCATGTTGGTGAAGGCCAACGTGGTCGGCGCGTACGACGCATCACGGCCGAAGGGAATCCGCTGGGCCTGCCCCAGCGCGGACACAAGCTGATCGGTCGAAGAAATCGCCATGGCTCACACCTCGTTGAGGACCAGGTTGCCGACGCCCAGGGTGGGCACGATGCCGGTGGTGACAGTGAACGGGGACACCACCGATCCCCGGTAGAGCATGTTGCCGCCGGTCGGGGCATCCCACAGCGCAAACGCCGTGATGGTCCCCCACGCCGCCGACGCGGTCGGGAAGACGATCGGGCGGGCGTTGGCCTTGGCGCCGCCCGCCGCCGCCGCCCAGTTCCCCGCCGTCTGGGCGTTGTCGACCGCTGCCCTGGCGTAGGACCCGCCGGAGACCTCCGTGCCGCCCGTGCCGTCATCGGCGGGCGGAGCGGTGTACAGGGCCACGTAGACCATCGCCGGGGGCGTCAAGGGCGCACCGCCGAACAGGTGATCCAGGACCGAGTTGCGAAGGCCGGTGCTCTTGGGCATGGTTCAGGCAGCCTTGGTGGGCAGTTCGTCGGCGTCGATCTTGCCGTTGCGGTTGCGGTCCAGCAGGGTCAACAGGAGAATCTGGTTCTGCTGGGCGTCGGCCTTGGCCTTCCGCTCGGCCTCGTCGTATGCCGCATCCTCACGGCGACGGGCACGCTTCTGCATGTACCCCACGCCCGCCCCGCCCAACGCCAGCCCGAAGATGGTCTCGATGCCGCTGGGGCCCAGCCCGGCCGCCGTCGTCGCCTGGCTGACACCGGGGATGCCCTGGAGCACCCGAGCAAAGCCCAGGGCCTGCTCCCGCTTCTGCTCGATCAGCCCGAGGGCGGCGGTGGTCTGCTCATCCAGGGCAGCACGAGCGGAGGCCAGATCGGCCGCCTTGTCCACCAGTCGGGCCTGAATGTCCGCTTGCTTCGCGGCCGCATCCCGAACAACCTGGGCCGCCTCCGCCTCGGTCTTCGCCGCGTCGATCTTCTGGGCGGCGGCGAGGTTCGCCAGCTGAGCCTCCGCATCCGCCTTGGCCTTGCGGACCGCCGCCTCCGCCTTGGCCTGCTCGCGGCGCTGCTCATCGGCCAGCCGTCGCTCCTCCCGCTCGACCTCGATCATCAACTGCGGAGCCGTCACCTCCTTGCCGGTGATCGGTGAGGCCACCTTGGGGGCAAACACATCACACCCGCCCGCCAGCACGCCAAACACCAGCAGCAGGCCCATGCACGCCAGAACGCCGTATCCAATTCGATTCTTCATGAGTCGCTCCATGTCGTCATGCCCACGACCACCTGGTTCGCCGAGGCGGCCACCCCTGTCCCCTGGTTGTCGGTGTCGTCGTGCGAAGGAGCCCACGCCCAGGTGATGGACCCGTCGGCGGGCTGCAACTTGAACAGCCAGGCGAACCGGTCCAGCGGCGTGTCGTTCTCCCCGTGGGTGTTGTTCCGCCGCCCCAGCACCAGCGGGGCTTGGTCCGCCGGGTCGATCGCCAGCCCATACCGAGGCGTGCCGCCCCCCGCCGCTCCCGGGGCGGCCCATGCCACCCCCGGCGAGCCGTTCGTCGGGTTGTTGCTCTCGGTCCGCGCCCGCCAGCGAACCGTGCCGCCGGCGTCGATGCACCAGACGTTGTACCGCCCAGCGCTGATCCGACCGGCTGCGTAGATCACGCCCTCCGGGTCCACCGCCAGAGCCCGGATCGCCGGACCGTTGGCCGAAGTAGTCCCGACGTTGGCCCCATCCTCATCCGGCACATCGCACGGGTAAGTGGTGGCGATGCCCGCCCGCTTGCCGCCCGCCTCGCCGCCGATCCGGCTGGACAGGTCAATCTCCCACACCAGCCGACCCTCGCGGTCGTACTTCGCCAGGCACGTCGCCGCCCGGGTGCCGTCCGGCGTGAACGCCGTCGTCGGCCCCCAGCCGTCGTTGGTGAAGGCCACCACGAATCCCGCCGACCCGGCCCCGCTCGCCACATCAGCAGCGATCGCGCTTGGGAGCCCGCCACGGGGTGACCGGGCCAGCGAGTACGACAGCCGAACGGCCTGGGGAGACACGGCCAGTCCGCCGGCGTCGATTTCCACGTAGGGGTCCGCCACCGATGGGGCATCCCCGATGACCTCCCACGCCAGTTCCCCAGCCCGCTCCCGGATCAGGGCCACGCCCGCCCGCACGTGCCGGGCGCAAGTCCCCGATGCGATCGAGCCGCTGGGGTTGGTGAACGTCCCCGCCGCCGTCGCCCCGTTGAACGCCGCCCAGATCAGCCAGTCGTCCCCATCGGGCCGGGCCGCCAGGGCCACGATCCGTTCCCGGGCCGGTGCGTTGCCGGTCAGCGTCGACGCCGCCGGGGTCACCGTCTCGATGTCGGCCGGGATGAACGAGTCCCCGAACGCCACCAGGGCGATGCGGTAGACCGCCTGCCCACGGGCGACGATCAGAGCGCTGGCGGTGAACACGCCGGGGATGGTCAGGGTGGTGTCCCCGTCAGCAACATAGATCCGCTTGCACCCGCGCTGAATCCCCGTGCGGGGGTCGATGAACACCAGCAGGCACGCGGCGGCGCCGCCGGTGGTGTACAGATGGGCGATCACCGCCAGCCGACCCGATGGGTGCATGGCCACCCACTGCGGGCTCGAGGTGTTCGGGAACCCCACCGACGCGGCGGTCAGCGGGACCTCATCGGGCACATCGAGCCGCTTGAAGAACGGCACGCCCGAGATGCCCCGGACGTACACCGATCCCACGGTCCCGATCCGCCCAGGACGCACGATCGCCCCGTTGCCCTCCAGCGTCAGGGATTCCCGGCTGCTCCCGACCAGCCTGGACGGCTGCCCGAGCGTGAACGCCGTGACCGCCGAGGCCCGGGAGATCGGCACCAGGGCGCGAACCGCCCCGGCCAGCCGAGCCGCCACCGCCTTGACCAGGCCGGGCCGCTGACCGACCTGCGGGCGACCGCCAGGCGGGGTGTGCACGAGGACATTGAGCTCGCCTTTGGGGGGCGAGAAGTCGCTCGGCTGGTCCGTCGCCGTGGTCTGGGTGCCGATCCCTCGGGTTGGCGGGGGCAGCCGCATCAGCGCACGCGGGTCCGGTCGTACCGGCGATCCCGGGCGTTCAGAGACGAGTTGCGGCGGAACCGCAGCACGCCGCCCAGGAAGTCCAGCACGTTGTTGGTGGAGGCCGCGACGTCGTTGGAGAGCGTCAGGGTCAGGATCGACAGCGGCTTGAACCGGTTGATCCCGTTGGTGCCTTCGGTCGCCTTGGCCGGGGTGCCGAACGCCAGCGGGAACTGGTAGTCCAGGAAGCCCGCCGCCGTGCCCGGGTTCTCGCGGGCGGCCAGCTGGCGGGCGATGTAGGTGTTGGCCGGGATCGAGCCCGGCGGGATGCCGAAGGCGTTGGCGCCGACCGTAACCGCCGTCGAGACGGTGGGGTCGATGGTCTGCACGGTCGCCTCACCGGCGATGATGTTGGCACCGGCGGGCGTCACACCCGAGCCGACCGTGCCCAGCACATGCCCAGGCTGGAAGTAGTCGGCGCGGAGCCGGAAGTTGCGGGCCGCATCGGCGTCCGTGCCCGAGTGCCGGAAGGTGCCGATGAAGACGACGTCGTCGATCGTCGGGTCGTACTCGCCGGGGAGCTTGATCTGGGTCACCACCGAGCCGACGGCAACGGTGGCGTTCCAGCGGATGCCGTGGATGGAGCCCTGCACGGGCGTGCGGAACGGGTTGTTCGTGGCCGCAGTGACCGCCAGCTGAGCGCCGGTGGTCAGCGTGAAAGCGTCGATGTTCAGCGGGATGTCGGCGAGGTAGCCCTGGTTCGGCCAAGAGGAGTCAATCTCACGATCGACATGAAGCGAGTTGTGGCCGCCGCCGCGAGAGAACTGGGACATGGATCAACCTCCGTAAGTGACAATGGTCGGGATGGACCGGCGGACGTCCGCGCGGGTCTGGGGCACGTCGGTGTCCGCATCCTGGATCTCGCCGAGCGTGTTCTCGATTTCTTCGCCGTTGAGCATGGTCGCCGACACCAGCGCATCAGCGGCTGCCGCGCGGTACTCCTGCCGACGCGTGCCGTCCGCGTCGCTTTCCGCAAACGCCGCCTTGGCGCAGGCCAGGATGGCGAAGTTGTACTTCGACCCGGCCAGGTGCGGCTGGTCCAGGGCGTCCAAGTCGGGCGGGTCAAGCCGGAACGTGCCGGTCAGGGTGTACGGCTGATCGGGAGCCGGGGACACCACCAGACGGCGGGCTCCGGTCGGGTCGCCATCGAACGGCGTGACGCAGGCCAGCACCGGCACGCCCGGCGTGCGGTTGATCGCCTGGTGCGTGAACACCCGCCGCTCGCTGGTGTCGGTCACCAGGCCGACGGTCTGAGTGCCCGGGTTCCGCAGCAGCCACCCGGTGTACGGGCTGGACGCCACGCCCACCGGCAGCCGGTAGCGGGTCGGGTCGCCATCTAGGTTGCTCGGGCCGGTCCCGGTCGGGTCCAGCGTCACCGTCACCGACACCCGCAGCCACGCCCACTTGGGGTTGGCCAAGATGAACCGGCGGTAGCCATCGACCACCGCCCGCTTGATCTTCGCCAGGCGGGACGGCTCGGACGGCAGCGACGGAGCGGCGTCCTGGCCGTCGTCGCTGACGATGCGGGCCAGGCCGAACTCCTGGGCGACGTCGAGCATCATCGCGCCAAGCGTCATGCCGGATTGGGTCGTGCCGATCATGGAAAACTGGCCCAGGCCTACACAGCGCAGGGCCAGCGGCTAGTGAGCGATATCAGGCTCCGAAGGACGGGTTCTGCCCGCCGCAGAGCTTGGCCGAACGCAGGTTCGGGCCGCCGGAATTGGTCTCCAGGGCCACGCCGATGCCGTTGTTGAGCACCGTCACCAGTTCGGCCACCGAGGTGACCGGCAGAGCCGACGCGGCAAACGTGCCGTTGGTGACGCCCAGCTGGTCGCCGGCGGCCACGGTGCCGTTGGTCAGCACGGTGGCGGCGTCGGCGGCCTCAATGACGGTGATCCAGCGGCCGCCGTTGGGGTTGCCAGGCGGGGCGATGCCCGGATCGACCACCACCACCTTGTGCTGGTTGAGGAAGCCGGTCTGGGGCTGGGTGTAGTCGATGCCCTCGTAGGTGCCGGTGCGAACCGCCGCCGGGTTGGCGTCGACGGTGGCCGGATCACCCAGGCGGGAACCGCCCTGGTCGAAGGCGAACGGGTCACGCACCAAGACCGCGCCCATGGGGAGCAGGCCGTTGGTGAGCGTGATGACGGAGGACGAAGCGCGGGTGGCGTTGATGGTCCGCCCGGTGTACCACACGCGCTTGGTGACGAGGTTCTGTCCGCGATAGTTGGCCATGATTCAGGTGCCTTTCCGAGCCCAACGGGGCTCACTGGTGGTGAACGTCCGGTCAGGTCAGGGATCAGAAGGGGACGGTGGCGCGGGGCGCGTGCAGGATGAAGTTCGCACGCGGGTTCTCGCTCATGATGCAGTACTGGCTGTCGACGCCCATCTTCATCACGCGCCGCTGGCCATCACCGCGGACCGGCTCGTCCTCGAGCATCCACTCGCCACGCAGGGCGACGAGCTTGGTGAACGCCATGTTCACACCGCAGATCGGCTGGTACGCCAGCGAATCCAGGGCGGGCACGGCGTAGGTGGTCACCGGGCCGAACGGCAGGTCGCCGAAGAACGGCGAGGCGTTGCCGTTGCGGTCGTCCGGGCCAGCATTGACCATGTCGGCGTAGGCCTCTGCGAAGGGCTGGCTCCAGAGGATCGCAAACTGCTGACGCTGGGTGGTGTCACCGCCGGTCAGCTTCATGTTCTTGGGCGGACGCCAGCCCACACGGTTGACCGCCGTGCGGAGCTGGCGGATCAGCTGCGGATCGATGGCGCCGTTGTGGGTCGCGGCCCAGTTCCGCAGCCGGGAGTTGGCCGGGATCGAGGCGTCGATGCCGCCGACCAGGGAGGTGGTCAGACCGTCGCGGAACACCGCGTTGATGCCGTTGAAGCCACCGACGGGGTCCACCTGGCCGGCGGCGAGCGGGCGGCAGTGGAACAGCAGGCCCTTGGGGTTCAGGTCATCGGCGGCGTTGTCGGGCGGGAGCAGGCCGCGGTTCTCGAAGTAGTTGGCGATCGACTCGTAGCAGGCGTCGCGGCGGGTCTGCACCAGATCGACAATCTGGGCGGCGCCGCGGTTGCGGGCCACCTCGGACTTGTCGATGATGTAGTGGGCTTCGTGCATCACCCAGGGCTCGAAGAGCGTGCCCATGGTGTCAACCTGGGCGTAGGACTGGGTGGCGTACATGCGGGTGCCGCGGGCCGACTCGTTCTCCGCCAGGCGGATGCGCTTCTCCCGGCCGCGCGAACCGCTGTCGGCGGTGATCCGACCGCCGCCGAACAGCAGCTCACAGACGGGGTAGCTGTTGAGGGCGAAGGTCTGGGTGAACGACCCACGGGGGATGTTGTTCAACGTGGTCGCGACAAGGTCAAGGGCCTGAGCGCTGGTGATTCCGTTCATCTTGAGCTTCTCCGGTTCTCACTAGCCGGAGATGGCGGTCTCACCGCCCTGGACTGCCGATCAGTTCACTCGACGCCGAGTGCTTTGAGCTTGGACGCAACGGCGGTGATGCCCGCCTGGAAAGTCCGCTTGGCCGGAAGCGACGCCCGGGGGGCCGCCGGAACCGGGGACATCTGCCGGGACGCCACCTTGCCGGTGACTTGACGTTTGTCAACCTTGGTCCCGAGCACGCCCGCCGCGTAACGCAGGGCCTGCTCCGGGGTCACCGGACGGCCGGCGGAGGCCGCGTTGGCAAAGACGTACTCGGCACGGGCCAGCACCGCCTGCTGGCGGGACGCCTTGACGCCGAGCTTGTCCATCACGCGGGTGGCCTGGGCAAGGTACTTCTGCTGCTGGGCGGCCTGCTCGACAGCCGCGGCCCGCTTCTCGGCGGCCGAGAGCCGCTGCTGCAAGGGCTTGATGACCTTGTCGACGATGTCCGCGCCAAGGGTCTCGCGGGCCTGCTCCAGTGCCTTCTCGTCCACCTCGGGCAGCTGCTCGGGCTGCTGGGCCTGGGCGGGCTGCTGGGCCATGAACTGCGGGCCGTCGAAGATGCTCAGGTCATCCTCGTCGTCGTCGTCGTCCTGGGCCTTCCCGGCGGGGGCCTCGTCGTCGGCGTCGTCGGTGTCGTCCTGGGCGTTGGTGGGGGTCACCTCGTCAGGGTCGATATCGACCGAGTCGTCGTCGCTGTCCTCGTCCGCCTCCACCTTGGCCGAGGCCTTGGAGGTGCGGGGGGGCGGCTTGGCGCTGATCGGGGGCCGGTCGTCGGTGCCGTCGGCGGGGATGGTGGTCAGGGCCTCGTAGTCGCTCATCGGCTGTGGATCAGGCTGAGGCGGAACGTCCATCTTGGCGCTGCGGGGCTTGCCCGGGTTGCGGGCCGAACCGTCGATCGGGATGGTGTTGTCAATGGCCATGGTGGTGTGTCTCCAGCGTGGGGTTCAAGGCGGTGAAGCGGATCACTCCGCGGGCTGCTCGGCAGCCGGATCAGGCTCGGCGAACTGCGGGCAGGTGCCAGCGATGACGCGATCGAGTCGGGCCTGCAGCGCAGCAACCTGACCGCTCAAACGAGCGACGGCCTCGGCCAGGTCATCCACGCGGCCGTAGATCTCGCCCAAGGTCTGACCAGGCTGGTTCTGGACGGCGCCCGTTCCGGCAGGAGTGATGTCTTCCATGCCCCACTTGTTCCCGCCCGTCTCGACGCGCGTCAAGTGGGGTCGGGCTGCATGTACTCAGGACGCAGGGCCCGGCGGCGAACCGTCCGCCGTCCCTCCCCGTCCGCGTGCATGGTGTCAGGGTCGGGCGTCTGCTGGGCCGCTACCTCGGCATCGTGCTGCTGCTTGGCCTTGACGAACCGCCGTTCCTCCTGGCGGTCGGAGAACACCACCGAGCCGTCATCACGGATGCAGTTGCCCGCCTGCCCGTAGGCCTGGCGGAAGTACTTCACATCCTTCTTGGGGACGAAGTGGATGACGCTCTCGGTCTCCTGACCGTGGAACACCCGGTTGCCATTGCGGATGCGGGTGGTCGCCCAGTTGGTCTCCTGGCCCTTGGCCTGGCACTGGGGGCAGGTGATCGCGTCCCGCTGACGCATGGAGGCGAAGGTCTCGTGGGCGTGCCCGCAGGCTGGGCATTTCAGGCTGTAAATTGGCACAGGGACGGGTCCTTGAGGGCGGCCATGATGTTGCGGGCGAGCTCCGCGCCCCGATCCGTCAGCCGAATCCGGTCCTCGTCGGCGGGCCGGAGATACTCAGGCTTCAGGCTCTCGACCGACCGGCGGATGACATAGGCGTCCCGCCCCTGAATCCGCGTCACGACGTGCTCGATGGTGGTGACTTGGCCGGAGGTGTAGACCACCAGGAGAACACGCTGCTGGATGGGCTGGAGCGGCTTGAGTGGGTTCATGGGTCCTCACACAGCGGCATCTTGCCGCGACGGGTCCGCCTGCTGACGCACTCCTCGCGTCGTGTCTGCACCGGGGCCGATGCCAGCGTCGGGGCTCGAAGCCATGCCGGCGGCCTGGGCCTGGGCCTGGCCTTGGGCCTGCATCACCGCCATCTGCATCATCACCGCCGCCGGATCGTTGAACATGTCGGTCAGTTCCGACAGGCCGGTCGCCTGCTGGAGCACCCGCAGGGTGCCATCCAGCCGCATCACACCCGCCTGGAACATAGGCATCAGCCCACCCAACACGTTGAGGATCTCGACCAGACGACGGGCCCGCAGGTTGGGGTCCATCGCCACCATGGAGCCGGGCATCACCTCCCAGCGGAAGTCCTCCGGGCCGAACTGCCGCTCGGCCGCCGCCATCGGCACATCGATCAGCTCGCCGCCGGGGCCAAGGGGCAGCGGGACCATGTAGTCGGCGTTGGGGTCGGTCTGGAAGAACCACGCCTGCTTGCGCATGTGCTTCCCGGCCAGCTTGGTGACCTGCTGGCCCATGTCCTGCATCCGGCTGTTGGCCTTGGAGTTGAGGATCTCCGCCTCGCCCAGGGTGTCGGCAATCCGCCCGGTTCCGCCCACGATGTTCGGCGAGCCGGCCACCGTGTTGCCGATCCCCTGCATCCAGGAGATGATCGGCATGATGCCGTCCAGGACCATGTTCAGGTCAAGGACCTTGGCCCCGGCCGGATCGTCGGTCTTGATGGTGAAATGGTCCTCGGCGTTGTTGATCCGCTCGGCCGCATCCTTGGTGGACGGCGAGTAGGCCACGCCCTTCTTGGACTTCTTGACGCCCCGGATGGCCTTGTCCATCGCCATATCGATGGCGTCGGAGATGCTGCGGATGGTGGCGATCGGGGGCAGGGGGAACAGGTTCGACGGGACCGGGTTCCACGACAGGTGGTCGTACGGGCCATCCTCCGGGCCCTCATACCACGCCAGGCGAAGCCAATCGCTGGTGATCGAACCGGCCTGACGGGTGGGGATTGTGCCTTCCAGGATGCCATCGTGCCGGTAGAGGATGACGTTCCAGAGCTCGACCCGCTCGGTCATCCAGTTGCTGGCCCCGGCTCCGCCGGCGGTCAGGCGGTTGCCGGGGTTCTGCTCCCGCCCGGCCCGCTCGATGGTGTTCATCGCCTCGATCCGCTCGCGGGCATCGGCGAAGGTCGGATCGGCGAGCATGGCCTCCTTGGACACGACGAACTTGTGGGCCTCCCAGGACCGGCCCTTGAGGGTCTTGGCGTCGCAATCGACCGCGTAGTCCTCGAAGTCCACCGGCACAGTGAACGGCTCGCCAGCGTCGTAGAACGCCCCGTTCACCTCGTGCAGCCGCCGGGCGTTGCGGAGCCCGGTGTAGGTCACCGCCCACGGGCTGAACAGGGCATCGACGATCAGGTACCGGTACATCTCGCCGGTGTCGAGCTCCTCCTGGAGTTGCTCCAGTTGGGCCGAGAGCAGCAGCGTTTCCCCGTCCAGCATGGCCCGCCGGGGCCGGAGATAGGGCTTGGGGTGGTTGTACGCCAGGGCCGGGAGGAACGCATTGACGACCTGGGCGATGAGGTTCACCGCCCGGCCGCGCGTCGTCCGGTTGTTCGAGCCGTACCACGCCCCCGCGTAGGCCCCCAGGTGGTCGGCACGGGCCTCCCGCGCCCAGGACATCCGGGAGTGTGCATCCTCCACGGTCTCAAGCACGTGGGCGGCGTCCAGTGTCAATCCGTCGGCGCTGGGCATCGGCCAAACCTACGGACGCAGTCCATGGCGCGTCTACCCGCCTCAGTCCAGTTCGTCTTCGTCGGCGTCAGACTGGCGCCGCCGGCGTTCCTCGCGCCGTTTCCGCCGCCACCCGAACGAGCCAGGCGGGGCCTCGTGCTTGCCCTCCGGGCTGGCGGGCATCCGCAGACAGGCCTCGTGGGCCAGCATGGCGGAGATGACCATGTCGCCGTGCTGGGCTCGCTGCTCCTCGCTCATCCCGGACAGGGTCAGCGGACCCACCCCGCCCTCCTCGTAGTTCGTGTAGGCCGCGCACTGGTCGAGCATCTCGGCGTCGTGACTCTGGACCTCCCGCCGGGCCAGGGCGCCGCGGAAAACCTCCAGCATCGAGCGTTTGTTGTGGCGGGAGGACGTCCAGCCGTAGTTGGGCTTCTCCCGGCGGACCTTGGTCTCGTCCTTGGGCATCCGGTACAGCGTCGGATACTCCAGCCGGCGGAGGGTCAGGATCACCGCCGCCCCCGGTCCGTTGGCCTCGATGGCGATCGTCGGCGTCCGCTCCGGGTTGCCCCGAGCCAGCCAGAACCCCAGCAGGTACAGGAACTGGCCGAGCTCGTTGGGCATGGTCAGGTTGTGCCGCCACCGCCCGACCTGCTCCCCGGTCTCGGCGTTCTCCAGGGTGATGACCGAGTCTGACGCCCCGACCCCTTGGGCGACGTCCACGCCGATCCCGCAGGGGAACGGGGGCGGCCGGAGAATCCCGTCCGCATCCTCGCGCAGATCACCCCACCACCACAGCCGCCCGGTTGACCCCGCCTCGGCCGGGACAAACCCAATCTTGTGCAGCGGTCGGGACCAGAACTCCTGGGAGGGATCGACGATCTCGCCGCGCGGCAGGGCCACCGTGCCCCGGAACGTCGGCGGCCGGACGTACAACGCCCGCTGCATGTGCAGGGTCTTCGGGTCGAACACCACCGACGAGGACCCTTCGTCGTCAATGTCCAGGTTCTCGGCGATGTCCTGGGCGTCCACCCGCTTGGCGACCTCCGCCTCATACCACGGGGTGGTGAAGTACCACTCGCCGGTCTCCTCGTCCTGGACGAGCTTGCGGCCGCGCCCCTTCTCGGGGTGGTCCCACCAGGCCATCCGCACGATGGGCAGCTTCCCCGACCGCTTGAGCAGGCCGAAGTACGAGCCCCGCTTGGGGGTGGAGATGAAGATCCGGCACGGGGTGCTGTCCTGGGTGGCGGCGTCGATCGAGCGGAGGTTGTCGATGGCGGCGGCCTCGTCGATGACGATCCGCGTCCGTCGCCCGCCACGGCCAATGTCGTCTCCGGTGGAATCGCCGTCGATGCCGGTGTCCCGGTCGGTGAACCGCATCCGCAGCCGGGCCCGGTCCACCGTCGGCCGCATCCACCAGGGCAGCCGATCGAGCATGTAGTCCAGCTTCCAGAACAGGGAGTCCGGGTCGTTGGGCCGATCGACCAGGTCCTCCTTGCGGGAGGCCACCAGGATGTTCGCCCCGGCCCGGAACAGGCACTGGTGAAGGCAATCGGCCAGACACACCCACGTCGCGCCCATCTCGCGGGACTTGTCCCAGACGATCGACTTGCCCTCCTTCTCGCACTGGTGCAGGGTGTTGATCGCCGCATCCTGGACGGGCCAGGTCACAAACGGCTGGTGGGGGGAGGCCTGACTCTGCCGGCGGCCGGTGTCGGTCTGCTCGACCAGGACGTAGGTCCACGCGCAGGTGTTGATCCAGACCAGGGAGGATGCCGCACAGGCGTGCAACCAGCGAGCTCGCCAGACTTCGCTCTGGTCGGCCAGGGTGAGCAGCCGTTGCCGCTGGAGCACGTTGGCGGATCGGTCCTTGGCGATGACCCACCCGGTCACCGGGCAGGTCCACTGGTCCCCGGGGTAGGTCAGGGGGTGGCCGAACGGGGTGTCGGCCGGCTTCACCGGTTGCCCTTCAGCAGCGCGTTGACCGCCTCCGCGTCGGACTTGGGGACCGCCAGTTTGCACAGCATGAGCACGTCACCGGAGTTGCGCGACTCGACGGTGATGGATTCCTTGGGCTTGCCGAGTTGCCGGTCCATGACCAGGCGGGCGGCGGTGATGCGGTCCTTGTTGGGGCTGGCCGACTGCATCTCGGCGATCAGGGTGCCGAAGGCCAGGAGGGAGGCGTGCTGGGGCGGCTGGCCCTTCACCTCCACGGTCCAGGCTTCGATGATCTTGCGGACCTCGACGGTCTCCATGGGCGGCCGACCGCCGGGGGGCTCACGCCGCCCGCCAGGACCGCCCGGGTTGCCCTTCTGGAACTTGCCCATGAACTGACCTCACCACGCCAGGAGCAGCAGCCCGATAAGCAGGCCGACGGCCAGGCCCCACGCGAATCCCTGGGACCGCTTGAGCCAGACCAGCGATTCCCAGGTTGACAGTCCGAGCCGTTGCAGCAGTTTGCGCATGGATCACTCCAGGATGAGGGTGCGGCGGGCGTTGCTGGCGGGCGGATTGGCCGCCTCGCCGCTCCGCAGCAGCGTCCCCAGTTGGGTGGTGGTCAGTGCCGTGTCCTCGTCGCAGTACACGGCGTGAACGGCATGCCCGTCCACGGCGGACCGGTTCGCGTCCGCGTGCACCACCTTGCTCGGCCGCAGCACCAGCCCCGTCCAGGTAAACGAGTCGGTGTTCACCTGCGATCCGCCGACCGACACCGCGAGGGCGATGGTCGTGTCCGAGCCGCTCACCGTGCCCGAGATGCCGATGTGGATCTGCGAACCCCGGCCGAGCTCAAACTCTTCATTGGCCACCGCCGCCACCGTGCGGGTGGTGGTGCCGTCCGTGAATGAGATCCGCCGGTTCGCCACGTCGTACGCGATCGAGATTCGGCGGGCCGGCGTGTCACTCTCCACCAGCCACGCCAGCGTCCGCCCGGTGGGCAGGTTGAGCGTGTACTGATCGTGCCCGTTCTCGGGCATCTGGAGCGTTAGGGCCAGCGTCCAGGTGTTGGAGCAGTTGAAGCCCACGCTCTCCGCCAGGGTGTTCAGCACGCCCACGCCGGCGGCCGTCGCCATCGGCGGCGGAACGATCGGCATCGGCGGCGGGTTGGCCCCGGCCGCGTCCTGGATGACCGACTCGAAGGCGATCAGGAAGTCGGCCCGCTCGGCTGGCGAGAATGTGATCGTCTGAATCTGAGCCAACAGCGAGAACGTGGCCGTCCAGCCGGTGGTGTCCAGTTCAAACTGCACCGGAATCCAACCAGTGCCGTTCAATCCCTGCGCGATGCGATTGACGGTGAAGCCGCCGCCCGTGTTGGCCTGGTCAGCAAAGGACAACTGGATTGTGCTGGTCGTGCTGTTGTTGTACGGCCGGGTGTTGTTGTCCACGAACGGCTCGGCGGGGGGAAGCAGGTAGATCCACGCCTTCACCCGCGTCCGCCGTCCAGCGGTCAGCGCAAGCGATGGGGTCAGCGTTGCCCGACCCGCATAACTGTTCGAGCCGTTGAGTGTGGCGCGCCACACCGCGCCCAGGCTCGGGCACGGCGGAATCGTGCGGCCGGTCACAAACCCAGCGTTCTGGTAGGTGGCCGTGACGTTCGTCACCGTGTTGGTGCCGCCCGGCGCATCCCAGGTCGGCGTGGCCAGGCAGTAGTTCGTGCAGCCGGGCGACACCAGCAGCGGGCGGCCCGAGGCAAGCGGCGGAAGCGGGAAGGTCAGCAGTTCCCGCGTCGTGCCCGGCAGGTTTGGCAGCAGCACGCTGCCGCCGTACATGGCCGGGTAGATCATCGTGCGGCTGGCACGCGTGAACACCTGCGCCCAGTTCAGGCCATCGGCCGAAGCGATCAGTTTGTTGGCCGGGCCAAAGCCGTTCCACGCCGTCCCCGGCGCAATCGGAATCGCGGTGGCTTGAGCGCCGGTCGAGCGGTACACCACAAACGGACCGGTCAGGTCATTCGCCGCACGCGGGCCCCAGGGGTTGTACCCGGCCAGGAAGCCGCCCCACGCCGCGCAGTTGTTCGGCGTGGTCTCCGACGTCCCCTTGTTGCTCAGCACCGAGGGCACCGTGTCCAGGTTGCTGATCGGCGACTTCTCGTCGGTCATCGTGAAGAACTGGCGCGGGTTGCGGCCATACATCCCCACGTTCATGTTGTTGGGGTAGCTCAGCCGCCGCGAGAAGGCGATGGAGTCGCCCAGCACGTTCCGCGTCAGCGTCCACCCGTTGGCCGTGCCGCCGTTGGTCGAAGGTCCAAGGGCGTTCCACCCGTCCACGCTGTCCCGCGTCAGCAGCCAGCAGGAGTTCTTATTCGCCTCGGTATCGTGCCCGGGTGTCACATACACAAAGACGCCGGCGGCACCCCACCGGCCCACACCCACGCCGTGGATGTGCTGGTTGACCGCGCCCGCATCGGTCGGCACCGCCAACACTTCCGCACCCTGCACCGCCCACGGCTGACCCACCGCAGACCGGGTCGCCCTCACCAGTTGCACCGTGTTGTTGTTGTTTGCCTGGCTGTTGCTCAGGTAGTTGGTGACGGGATACCACACCTCGAGCGGATTGGCCTGGTTGCGATCCAGCGTGAACCAGTTGGTGTTGGTGAACTCGCTGCCTCGCAGCGCACCGAACGCGGTGATCGCCGATCGGTTCACCAGTTTCCAGGTGCTGTCGCTGCGGTCGAACCAGACCACCGCCGTCGCCGCCCGGTTCCATGCGGCCAGTGCTGGCGTGCCGGTTGCCGGCGTCGCCGGCGTGCCCGTGACCGTGTAATCGAAGGTGGTGGCGCTGGTGACGGTGACCAGGAACGACCCGTTGTATTGCGTCTCAGTCGCCCCGCTGATCGTCGCGACATCGCCGGTGTTGAAGTTGTGGGCGGTGGCGGTTGTCACTGTCGCCACCGAGCCCGTTCGCGTGATGCTCGACACCGCCGGCATCGCCCGCTCGTGCCACGCGATGCACACCACCATGATCGCGCCGTGAGCCACCACGCCCGACACCGGCTGGTAGGCCCACGCCGCCGCCTCGCCGTTGCCCGCACCGCTCAGACGCAGGATGTCCTGTCGGCCCGCGGCGGCCTTGCTGGCACCGCCGAGCGCATCCCCCGCCTGCGAGCGGATCTGCTTGGCCAGCGGCCTCGCCAGGATGCCGGCAATGTTGGTGCCCCAGCCGTTGGCGGCCAGCGCTTGGCCAACCTCCACGGTCACCGCCACGTTGCCTGCGTTGTCGTCGGCAACGCGAACCGCCACCGGCGTCGTGCCATCGCCGTCAACACCCGCAGCGACGATCGAATTCAGGCCGGCGCTCAGAACCGTGAACGCCGACACGCTCACCGGCGCCTCCGGCGGAGCGGCGAACGCCTGTTCGATCCCGAACACCGGCTGGTTGACCGCGCGGTCCACGCCCAGCAGATCGCGCGTCGGGTGCGGAGAAACGTAATTGAGCCCGCACCCGGCCGAGGCGATCACCCGCCCGTTGTACCGCACGCGCTTGATCGCCATTACCGGGGCTCCTGCTGGGTGTTCTGGGCCGCCTGCTCCGCACGCCACTCATCGAGCCGGGCCTGCTCCGCAGCCGCCCATGCGTCGTACGTGTCGCGGGCGACGGTGCCGACCGGCATGTACTGCGGATGGCAGCACGGCAGGTACGTCGCCTGGGGGTCAAACGCGGCGTTCGGATCGGCGTGGATGGGATCGCTCGCCATGGTGCCTCACTTCCCCGTCACCGAGAACCACACCGAGCCGGCGCCGGACACGCCCCGCGCCCGAGCCCAGCCGATGGTGCCGATTTTGCTCGTCAGCTTCCCCGAGAACGTCAGCGACTCGCCCGCCTGGAGCACCGCGCCCTGCTCATCGGGCCGGTGAATGTGCGACATCTGCACCTCCACCGTGCCGGAGATGCACCGGATCTCCAGCACCGCCGCCTGTTCCCCGTCGTCGGTCCACCCGGTTGTGTCGATCGGGCCACGGGCCGCCGACGCCTTGAAGAGCGGCGTCCAGGTCGGACCCGCCGGAATCGCCAGACTTGCCGCGCTGCTGTTCGCCATGGTGCATGGGTTGCCCCGCCCGCCGACGCGCGTCAACCGCCGACGTTGGATATTCCGTTGGAATGTGAAGACGCACCCGGGTGGGGGGTGGAACAACAACGCCCGGTGGTCAGCCGGGCGTTTGGGTGCCATTCAGGTTGTCGTGCGTCGGGCTCAGGCCGTCGCGGTTTCAGCCTTCGCCTTGCGTCCGCCTCGCTTGGTGGGCTTGGCGGCCACGGGCTCATCGTCGTCCTCGCCGATGTCCTCGCCGTCCAGGTTGCCGCTGACGCCGATGGGCGGGAGTTGCTTGTCGGGGATCTTGGCGTGGGCCTCCGGGTTGTCCTTGGCCTTGAGCTCGCCGCTGGTGTACCGCTCCAGGAGCCGCTCGCCCTTCTCGGTGAGCTCCAGGCGGTTGACGATGACCGTGCCCGCCTCGTTGACGGGGTTCGCCAGGAACCCCTGCTGCATGAGGAACGTCGCGGTCTGGGCGGTCGGCAGCGGTCGGCAGTGCCGGTCGAGCTGGCCGATCGTGCGGGGCGTCTGGCAGAGTTCCAGCACGCGGACTTCGAGCTCGGTCAGTTTGCGGAGCATGGATGCTGCGGACATGGGCGGTCTCCTTGTCGGGTCTCACCAGCCATCGTGATCGAAACAATGCCGGGTTCGTATGCCGCTCACCCAGGCGCGTCGAGTCGGGGCCGGGGGGTTCAGGCTTGCAACCACGATCCGCACGAAGGATCGCCGTCGGCCATCGCCTTGAGGATGCCCATGCCAAGCGGCGACACCCGCACGTCACGCCCATCGGGGAGCCGGACGTGCCCTTCCGGGGGTAACGAGTTTGCACAAGTTGCGGCGGCTGTCAGCTTGCTCATTTTCTTCGCGTGCTCGATGGCGATCGTGCCCAGCCGGGCCTTGGCGACGACATGCGGGGCCGATGACACGATGCCAAGCCGAGGTCCATTGGGCGGCTGAACCCACCAGTGATACCTCGGCTTGCCGCACTCCCAGCCGATGGCCTTCTTGCCCCACGTCCACCCCTCCGGCAGCACTGACGCCAGCCAGTCCGCATCGTTCGAGATCGGGTGGCCGTCCAGCGGTTGGTGCTGCCTGTCCACGTGGAACCACCTGCCGTGCCCGTCCTTCTGAAAGCCAAACCAGCTGGCGAACCAATCCTTCATCTCCTGGTGTGTCATGGGCTTCTCGACTCTGGGCTCACTCATCGCCTCGACTCCATCGAGTTCCGGCACAGGTGCAAGGTCCGCTCCAGCGCCGTGCGGTACGCGGCCACACCGGCCTGGATGGTCCGGGCCTCGGCCAGTTCCTGCTCGAACACCGCCCAAGCGTCCTCGGCGAACCGGCGGGATGGCGCCGGGCTCCGCCCGTCCAGGCCGGCGATGATGGCCAGCACCACGGGCGGCCGGTGCAGGTAGAGCGCCCAGTTCTGGGCGTACCGCGCCGGCGGCTTGGCCTCGTCGTGCACGGCCAGCAGCACCCGGCAAATCTGCCGCGGATCGGCCTCGGCGAACCACGCCTTGATCCGCTCGCGGTGGTGGGCCAACTGCTCAGACGCGGGCAGGTCCACGCGGTTGATCGCTCGCAGGCAATCGAGCATCTCGGCCGCCGAGATCGACTGCCACTTGTGCCGGAGGGACATGGCCGTCAGCGCCGCCCGGGCCTGGTCGGCACCGATGGGCAGGGCCTTGAGGGACCGGAGGATCTCGGCGGTCTGGTCGGCGGCCCAGCGGGTGCGGGGCCAGAGCGTCAGGGCATGGGCCACCACGGCTTCAGCGTCGGCGGGCATCATCGGCGGGCTCCTTGGGTTTCCTCGGCGGCGACCTGGGCAGAGGCAGCGGCCAGCACGGCCAGCATCGGGTTGGGCTCGTCGTCGGGCGGGACGGTGGCGGGGCGGGCAGCGTGCCGGAACGTCGTCCCACGCCGCCCGGCGTCGTCCTGGGCGCGGGCCAGCCAGGACGTCAGGAACCGGCTCGGGCGGGTCTTGTGGCCCTTGGGCCCGGCCGTGATGCACCACGCGGCGGCTCTGGCCAGTTCGGCGTCGATGTCCACCGCCGGGTACGCCGCCGCCCACGTCGCCCGCTGCTGGGCCGAAACGCCGACGAATCGGGCTGGCGAGGCATCGCGATCGAGCGTGATCGGGTCGGCCGAACGCGGGGGCCGACTCGGCGTTTTCGCCGAGGTCGGGCCAGACAGTGCGCTAGCACTGTCTGTGTCTTCTTGTCTTACTCTTCCTCTTCCTCTTCCTCTTCCTCTTTCTCTGTGCGGGGACATTGAGGGGACGTCCCCCGCTTGTCCCCCCGTTGTCCCCGGGGACACTTGGGGGACACTGGCGGGACATCCCTCCCGCTTGTTGCGTTCGCGCTGCTTGGCCTTCTTGTCCCGCCACCGCTTGCGGATGGCCCCGACGTCGTCCTGGTTGTCTCGGACCCGGGGCAGCACGGCGCCCTCCTCGAAGAACTCCACCCAGCCCACCGCCTCAACCGCGGCGGCAAAGCCCTTGAACGTCGCCGCGTCCAACGCCTCGGGGGTCAGCAGGGGCACGACACCATCCTCCCCGTCGGTCTGGCCGTACTGGACGTCCAGCGACCACAGGGCGTGCAGGGCGCCGACGATGGCCACCACGGGCTTGCGGGTCTGCGCCGCCATGGCAGCGACCCGAGGGTCGTTGGCCAGGTTCACGCGGACCTTGACGTAAAGCGATTCCATCAGGTTGTCTCCAGTTGCTTCGCCCGGCTGCCGAAGATCCCGCCATCCGTGAGCGACGGGCCGTTGATGATCAGAACCTCTGGTGCCGCCACCGCCCCCGCACCGTCGCGTCGGCCTTGGTTCACCAGCCCCTTGGTCACCGGACACTCCACCCAGGTCCACTTCGAGGCCGGGTACATCTCCCGCAGCTCCGGCTCGTCGTAGTACGAGACCACCACCCGGGCCGCCTTGAACCGACCCAGCACCGCCGCCAGCCGCTCGTGGTCGCCGGCGGCCAGATCATGAATGTACTTGTCCGACTTCCGCAGATAGGGCGGATCGACGTACACAGCCGTGCCCGCCTGGTCGCCCAGCCGCTCGAGCAACTCGAAGGCATCCATCCGGGAGATCGAAACCGCCCGCAGCCGTTGGTGCCAGTCGGGGATCGAATCAACGGCACTCTGCCACCGCAGGCCGCCCGAGCCGCCGTTGCTGGTGAACCGTCTGGCGGTGGTGATGTTCCCCGGCCGCGTGCCCGCCGAGCCGTTGCGACCCATCCAGGACATGCAGAGGTAGGCCGTCGCCCGGTCCACGTGCTGCTGGCTCACCTCAGCCACTGAGGCGGCCGGCTCCGCCGGCGACGCCACACACACCGCCTTCATCTCGGCGTGCATCTCCTCGTGCATCAGCAGGCGTTGGGCCTGCTGGTAGAGCGACCGAGCCCCCGTCTCGCTGGCCAGCACCCGGGCCAGGTTGATCAGGTCGCCATGCAGGTCGTTGACCATCTCCATGTTCGCGACCGGCTTGGCCAGGAGCACGGCCATCGAACCGCAGAACGGCTCCACGTAGAACTTGTGCGGGCCGAGCTCGCCGACGATCCGAGGGGCAAGGGTCCGCTTGCTGCCGTACCAGGGTGCCAGGGCCGAGATGATCACGCGCCACCTCGCTTCCCAGTCTTCGGCCGCTCGCTCTCGAACACGAACGTCCGGCGTCCCAGCCGCATCGGCAGGGTGCCGAACCACACCGGCCCGACGATTGGTTGCCCGTCGCCGTAGGGTGGCGCGGCAATGCCAGCCCGGATCGTCGCGTCGTCCTCGGCGGTCACGATCACACAGTCGGGTGTGCGGCCAGCCTTGCGGAACGCAGTGATCTCGGCCGTGATCCGCTCGACGATCTGGTTGAAGTCGGCTTTGCCAGGCGTCACGCCCCACCTCCCGCGTCGTGCCCCTTCGGCCCGAACCTCGCCGCTCTCCACTCGGGAACGTCGTGCTCGGTCTTGAACAGCTCGCGCCGAGCCGCCTCAGCCTCAGCCTGGGCCTTCTTGAACTCGGCCATCGCTGCGATCCATTTCTCGTGCTTCTGCTGGGCCGCCCTCTTCGCTTCGTGCATCTCGTTGGCGGCATGTGCCAACGCCTTGGCCGCCAACGCCTCCGCGTCGATCTGCTGTGCAGCCCACTTCAAAGTGCCGATGATCGTGTGAATGTCGCTCACTTCCCAACCTCCATCCAGTACACCGCGCACTTGGTGGCCGGGTCGCGCTCGGAACGGATGACCCAGCCCGCATCCCGAAGGTCCTTGATCCGGGCCGCCAGCCGCTTGACCTGGTGCAAATCGGCCCACTCCATCCCGATCCGCTCCCCACGCTGCAGCGCCGCGGCAACCTGCCGGGTCTGCCCGCTCAGACGCATGACGTCATCACGGCGGACGTTGGAGTCGGCGAGGGCAAACAACGGTCCTGGCGATGGCATCTGCGTCAAAAGTCAGCCTCCGCAGGGGCCGGGGTGTCGGTCGCCAGCACGCTCTCATTGCGGGCGCTGCGAGCCCGCTCCAGGTAGATCTGGGCCGTGTCTTTCGCCGCGCGAACCCCGAGGGCGTCCGCCGACCGCCAGGCCAGCACCTCGCGCACCAGGTTCTTGATCCGCCGGCCATGCTCCTGGTCGCGGACTCGCAGGCGTGCCACCTCCGCCTTGAGCGTGCGGACTTGCCGCTCCAACCGCTCGGCCTTCTGGTGCATCTTGTCCAGGGGTGTCTGTGTCATCGGTGCGGGCCTTCTCCATGGCGGCCTTGATGGCCGCCCAGTCCATGCGTTTGGTGTTCATGCTTCCTGGGTGACCGTCAGGGTCACAAACGGCTGGATGGTGCCAGCGACGACCGCCGTCCTGGGCGGTTCGGGAGTCAGGTGCTTCTCGTCGTCGTCGTAGATCAGACCGGCGGACTTGATGCCGTCAATCGCCGCCTTCATGCTGGCGACCAGGTTGTCCAGGTCACGCCTCCGCTGCACCTTGAACGTAAACAGCATCGAGAGGCGGGACCTCTGCCACCGGGGCTCGTTCAGCCCCTGCACCATGCACTGCACCGTGCACGCCTGGCGGGCCATGGCGCGGTACTTCTTCTTGGCGGACGCCAGGGCGGCCCAGTGGGGCCGAGCGTTGGGGCTCAGGGCCTTGGGCGGCATCGGCAGGGTGAAGGTGACGGATGCGGTCATAAACCCCGCCGGGGCCTCTCGGCGCCGGTGGGATGGGAGGGAGGGAGATCAGTCCTGGAGATCGAGCATCTCGATCCGGCCGGTCTTCCGGTCGAACTTGAAGCGGCGCCAGTCCTTCAGGCGGGCCTGCACCGCCGCCGCCAAGCCCCGAGCCGTCAGCGGGTTGGCCGACTCCTGGTTGCGGGCCTCACGGTCGGCCTCGTCGATGATCTGGCCAGGCCCCTCGGCAGCCGAGACCAAATCGGCCACGTTGTGCATCCACCAGGCGTTGTGGGCGGCGTGCCCCTAGCCGGCGGCCTTGATGGCGTCCTTGGCGATCTTGAGGCTGTCCTCGTCGACGTCGCGGCCCTGGTCCAGCAGATCGATGAACTGCCGGAGATCATGCTTCACGCCGAGCCGGTTGGACTCCCGGCGGGCCATGCCCTTGGCGTAGATGTTCTGCCACTGCTCGGTGTTGGTCATCTCGGCCGCCACAGACGCCTTCGTGCGGGCCGCCATGTACTTCTCATCCCACTTGACCAGGAACTTGTCGGCCGCCTCTTGCAGTTTGCTCGGAGTCTCCGGCTCGGCCTGCTGCTGCTGCTTCTTCGCTGATGCCACCATCGGTGTCTCACTTTCTGGGCTGCTGCCCGTTGAATGCCCGGTGCCGGAGTCGAACCGGCGAGGTCTTGAGTCCACAGGACGGACCGCGTGTACGCCGCCACGCCGACCGGGCGAACCCCCCGAGGGGTCAGGACGAGCCGGAGCCGTAGCCGTCGCC